TAGAGTGCAGCAGAGATTGAGTATGTCTCGAACAAAAGACTCAACAAACCAAAATGGCGATAATTCGCTTGAAGGGTTGAACATAGATTGGCATATGGCTGAGTACGATGTACCAGCTTTACCAATCAGCCGTAAGGCAGATGTTCAATCAACCTACGCATACTCTGCTTAAGTTACTGAGTCGTTTAACACTCGGTCATAAAAGAAGTTAGACAAACTCTCTTTAGTTAGGATGGAAGTTAGAGATTAAAGAAACTACCAGTTGGTTACTCTGAGTAAAGTAACAAGTTGTTTGTTAGTTGCTACTTATAGAAACTAAACTAAGCTGTGAATGACTTGTTTGATAAAACGATCTGTACGGGGGTTCGATTCCCCCCAGCTCCACTAACTTAGGAAACAATATGCCACGAATAAAAAGAACACTTGGAATTAAAACAAGAAAGTTTGATGACCAAACTTTTGAAAATGATTTCAGATATCCACCAAAGCCAGATTCATATTACGATGTAAAAGAAAAAGGTTTATGTAGATGGTGTGATAGTATAATAAATAGTGAAAGTGGTATACGTAACATGAGAGCAAGTTGGCATCCTGATTGTAGTGATGACTATCTGATGTTGTATAATTCAAAACACATCAGAACATACATAAAGAAAAGAGATTATTGTGAATGTAATGAATGTGGTGAATACGATCCAAGATTTCAGATAGATCATATCAAACCATTATATGAACAAAAATATAAAACGGTTAATCAAGTGGATTGGTCGTATTGGGATGAAAAAAATCTACAGACGTTATGTCGTGAATGTCATAAGAAGAAGACTAAAACAGATATGGGAAATTTAAAATTGTTAAATGAAAAAAAAAGCTAAATAATGCTTGACTTGTATATGTTTTTATTTGTACCTTTAGGGGTAACAAAAAACATAATAAAACTGATTAACACATAAAAACTTGATATATATAAATAAGAATGGAAGATAAAATGAACAAATATACATTAGCTTTAGCCATTTTGTTAGTTACGATTTCCAATGGATTCGTATCAACAAAGCTACTTGATAAGAAAAACGCTCAACTTAGAACATACGTAACAGAAAATATAGAATTAAAATCTAAGTTGTGTGAGTATGAAGCAAAAGGAATCGATGTGTCGGTTACCATGTACCAACCACTACGTTATCAAACAGATTCTACACCGAACATTCTCGCAGATGGAACTCGTATTAAGACCGAACAAGCGTCTAATTATAAATTTATAGCGGTGAGTAGAAATCTTTTGAAACGATGGGGTGGGTGGTTAGACTACGGAGATTTTATTCTGTTGAAAGGTACATCACATAAAGATGGTGTTTATCAAGTTAGGGATACTATGAATGCTCGATATGTAAATAGGGTTGATATATTAGAATCTCCTGGTGTTAAGCCATATAAGTTTGATGATGCACAAATAGTAAAGACGGATATGTTTGCTAGTAAATAGTTAAAAAGAGGTTATAGTTATGTATAGAAGTTATAAACGATTCATCGGATACAGCACAGCATTTAGACAATGGAAAGCTGATTCACATTGTAGCACAATTCATGGATACGCTTTTTGTTTTAAAGTTTGGTTCGAGGGTGAACTTGATGATAACGGTTGGGTTATTGACTTTGGGTGTTTCAAGCGTAATGGTGTTAAAGAATGGTTGAAACATATGTTCGACCATACAACTTGTGTATCAGCCGATGATCCTGAACTTGAAATGTTTCAAGAACTACATAAACGTGGTATAATAGATTTAAGAATATTACCAGATGGTGTAGGTTGTGAGAAGTTTGCTGAGCATGTTGCACTATACTTACAAGACATTGTTGATAAGGAAACCGATGGTAGAGTCAAGGTACATAAGGCTCAATGTTGGGAACACAACGACAATATGGCTGAGTATATTTTATAAAAAAACACTTGACATTGATTGAAAAATGTTGTATATTAAGGTATGAAAAAAACAGGTTATAACATAAAGATAGAAATACCAAATGAAATGGCGGTTCACATTAATGATGTGGATTATGTAAATAATTGTTTAACAAATTATTGGAATACCAATAATCAGATGTTAATGGTTGGAGTTGAAGGTAGGTTATTAGGTTTAAAAACTGAATATGAAAACGCAATTAAATATCCAACTTTGTTTACAAAACATTATAGTAATGGTGATATAGAAAATGTAACAGGTACATTTAGGTCGTATCTAAGATTAGCAGCTGGATATAATATGTTGTTTGAATCATTTGGAATAAAAACGTTAGGGTTTCAACTATATAGTAAAGCTGCATATAAATTAAAAGTAAAACGTAAAATGGGTAAGAAAGTAACAAGTGACCATATTTTTGGAACTACAGAAATGGGTGTTCAAGCGTTTACTACTTATAAAAATAGTGATTGGGATATTGACTACATGACAAACGAGTGGTTACCTGCAAACTTGTTTCTAAATATGGAATGTAAGATATTAGTGAAAGAACATCAGAAAGAAAATAAGAATGACGTAACTGGTGTAGCTCGCGGTAAACATACATTAGTAGAAAAAATATCTTTAAATCATTATAAAGAGTCTAACATACCACTACCACTAATAGTAGGTACATAATTTTAATGGATTACAGCAAAACACAACCAATTGGAGAACTATATACTTGTCTACAAGGTGAAGGTAAGTACATAGGTATCCCACATATTCTAATCAGAGTAAGTGGATGTAAACTAAGATGTCAATTTAAAGATTCATTTTGTGATACACCTTATGCATCTTGGAAACCAGAGAAGGGTAAGTTTACATTAGATGATATTGTTGAGTTCTATGAGAACACTCCACAAATTAAATACACCATGATTACAGGTGGTGGGCCAACAAGTCATCCTGAGTTACTAAAAGAGTTATGTGTTATTGGTAAGAAGTATAATCACATAGTAACTATTGAAACTGAAGGTAGTGAGTTCGTACAAACTACAGCAGATTGTATATCACTATCACCAAAATTATCCAACTCCACACCAAGACCAGGTACTTGGATGCCTTATACCAATCGTGAAGTTACAGAAAAAGATAAACAACAGCACGAAAGGTGGAGATGTAATTATGCAGCTATGGAACGGTTGATTTGGAATCATCCAGAGTATCAGTTGAAACCAGTTATATCTGATAAACGAGATTTAGAAGAAGTAAAGTATTTACAAAAGGTATTAGATATACCTAACGATAAAGTTTGGTTAATGCCAGAAGGATTAGTTGAAGAACAATTAAATGAACGGAGAGTGTGGTTAATGGAATACGCTACAGAAAATGGTTATAATTTTACAGATAGATTACACATAATAGCTTATGGAGATAAACGTGGAGTTTAATTCAGTAGATTTAATAGGGTGGGTAGGAACTACAATGATAGTTTTTGGTTACTATTTTAATGCTAAAAAACTAAAGACTTGTTTTATTATTTGGGGATTAGGTAATGTAGCATTTTTAATATATGCATTATTAATAAATGCTCCACCACAAGTTGCAATAAGTATATTCGTTATTGGTATGAACTTCTATGGTTATAGGGAATGGAGTAAGAATGACTAATTTAAAATATGCTAATGGAAACCACCCATTAACAGAACAAGAAAAAGAAAATATGATTAAAGAAGCTGCTAAACACTATGGTGATTATATGACAGCTCTTGGTTTTGATTGGAAAGAAGATCCCAATTCATCTGATACTCCTATGAGAGTTGCTAAAGCGTTCGTTAATGATTTGGCCGAGGGTGTGTATTGTAATCCACCAAAGATTACAGCGTTTGATAATATTGATGGGTACGATGGTATTGTGTTTCAAGGTAATATAAAGTTACATTCATTTTGTTCACATCATCATTTACCTTTTATTGGTAAAGCTCATGTGGCATATCTTCCTACATCAAATGGTATGGTTATAGGGTTAAGTAAATTAAATCGTATTGTAGAGTTTTATGCTCGTAGACCACAAGTACAAGAGAACTTAACAATGCAAATACACGACCATATTAACAAGGTGTGTACAGAGAACATTGGTGTTGCTGTTATGATTGAAGCTAACCATATGTGTGCTTGTGTTCGTGGTGTTAAACATGATGCCACAATGAAAACCGCTAAGCTTAGCGGTGAGTTTATGAATTACAAAAGTAATGCTCGTGATGAATTTTATAATTTTATTGATGGATTAAAATAAATGAAAATATCACTTGACAAGTATAAGGTTTTTGTCGTATATTATGGTATGAGAAATGAGAGATTTACTAACAATTTAAAAATAAAGAATAAAAAATGAAAATTAAAGATATACAAAACTTAATAAGTTTTGATGATAAGCTAACAGATAAGTGGTTAGATGACGTTGATGTATGGAAGTCAGGACTCTCTCCATTTCAGTATAAAAAACAACGTGGTTATATTGCAGCTGGTACAGGTACAGGTAAGACACATTTTTTAAATGTTAAATTAATACCACACTTAATAAAAAACTATGATGCTCGTTTTTTTATTTATGTTGCACCTGAAACAATGTTGGTGTCTAAAGCATCTAAAAAGAAATTTATGTTATTACTTGAAACCAATAATATTATACCAAGAGAGTATTTTAATGAATCAGTTAAAAATTGTTTTGATGATTTAGATTTACTTACAGATAATAATTGGGATACCTATAAAAGACCAAGTTATATGACATTAACTGATAGTAAATTCAGAGATCAAATAGAATCATTATTATTAGAGTTGAAACACAAAGGTTTATTAGAAAAAACTTGGATTTTTATTGATGAAGGTGCTGTTGGTTCTGTTAGTGCCGCAGAATGGTATAAAGATGTGTATGGTACTCACAATCCTGAATACAAGGGTAAAAAATATAAGATGATTGGTAAGTGTTTAAAAGATATTGGTGGATTGATGTTATTTCTACCAAATGAAACAAATGAGATGTTGGATGATGAAATAGGTACTAATGACTATACAATGATTAATTCATTTCCTACTAAAGATGAAATGTTATATAGAACAGCTCATTATAATCCAACACAATGGTTTGATAAAGAAACACCAGCCATAGATACTATATCTGATGTTTTTAATTCTACAATGTCAGACCAACTTAAACAGGATGCAATGTACCATGACCTTATAAAAAAAGGTATAGCGTTAGATACTTCTGAAGTCAATTTGAATCCCAAAAGAGGTGTTATAGGAAAATTAGAAACTAAGTATAAAAATAAAATAAAAAATGAAAGAGATTTTATTAAGAGTGAGCTGAAAAAAGCTAATTTCCCAACTCATTGGGACTTTAAAATTGCGTTCATAGATGGTAAAAGTGTAGACTTATATCAACTATCCAATGGTTCAGTAATATCAATCGAAACTCCAAAAGAATATGGTGACGATGATGTGGTATCTGATTTACGTAATCATGATAATCTACTTAGAGTTTTATTTGTAACCAATAAAGCTGGTATGGGAGTTGACGTTACAAACTTCTATGATGCGTTTGTATTGAGAATACCAGTTGGTCTTGATAATGATGGTAAGCCAACAATATTATTAGGTTTAAATTATCTTGGTAGGGTTATGAGAGCAAAAATTACACACGAACAACTTTCACCTTTTTTTAAAGATGGTCAAGAAAAGTTATATGAGAGATATTACGCATTTGTTAATGGGTTTACACCCTGGTTACCACGTAGTACATATTGGGAATCTACAATTGAAAAAGTTCACAATACATTTAATTCAGTACTTCGTATGATAACTGCACTCAGAGGTGATGTTGATGAAAACTAACATAGTATGTAGATTACAAGTAGAGGGTATTCATAATTGGTCTGAAGCTAGTAAGTTTGAACCAACGATGAGTTATCTCGAACATCCACATAGACATATGTTTCACATTGAAGTCAAGAAAGAAGTATTTCATGATGATAGGGATGTAGAGTTTATTGTATTTAAACGAAAGATAAAAAAGTATCTTGAAACAAAATATTATACAGAACAATATGATTGTTGTGATTTTGGTGGACAATCATGTGAGATGTTAGCTCACGAGTTATACGAAGAATTTGATTTATGTTATTGTTCAGTATTTGAAGATAACGAAAATGGAGCTGAAGTACATGACCAATAAAGTATTTATATCTTGGGAAGAGTATGAGAATCATCTTGATTCAATAGTAGATTGGGTACAAGCACATGATTTGAGTTTAGGAGCTGTGTATGGTTTGCCACGAGGTGGGTTACCCATAGCCGTATCTTTATCACATAGGTTAAACCTACCATTACTAATGAACTACTACGACAGGAAAATTGTAACAGATAAAAAAATATTAGTAGTAGATGATATAGCAGATACAGGCCACACCCTAAAAGGTTTTGAAAATACACATAATGTAATTTGTACATTTCACTACCATAAGCAATCAAGTATTGAACCAGATTATTGGGTTACGGAAAAGGGTGATGATTGGATTGTATATCCGTGGGAACTTAATGATAGCGATGAGATACAGGATTATTTAATATGAGAATAATTTATTTACCATTAGAGCATATAGAATCCAGATACACTACAGCTCTTGATAGAGATATTGTAAACTATCTTGATAACAATAATATTGATTATGTGAGAATTTATCCTGATATTCCTGCTCCTACTGAAATGAAAGCTGGTAGTTTTCTTGATGCTGAGTTTACTATAAGATTTAAAGCTGAACAGATAGCTGAGGTAGCTAGGTTATATCGTGAAGATGAAATTAATTCAGGTGATATCGTTTGGTCGTCTGATTTGTGGCATCCAGGTTTACCTGAGAGTATAGCTTATATGAATTACTTTGCTAAGAAAGATGTTAAGTTGAGAGGGTTAATTCATGCTGGTTCTTTTACGGATACAGATTTTGTTCGTGATATGGAGAGATGGGCTAAACACTTTGAAGATATTTTATTTGATATAAGTGATAGAATTTTTTGTGGCAGTGAATTTATTAAACAAGATATTATTAAGAAAAGAATAATCCAACCTGATAAATTAGAGGTTACAGGATTTCCTTTAGACTTAGAACATTTAGATAAATATAAAATGGAACATGAGAAAGAAGATATTGTTTTATTCAGTGCTAGAAATGTTGATGAAAAACAGCCTTGGTTGTTCGAACAAATGAAAGAAAGATTGGAGTCCAAGACAGATTGTAAATTTATAAATACCCAAGAGTTAAACTTAAATAAAGATGAGTTTTATAAATTGGTAGCTAAGTCTAAGATTATGGTTAGTTTTGCTTTACAAGAAAACTTTGGTTTTAGTATGTTGGAAGCTAAATATTTAGGTTGTAAGGTAGTTGTACCGAATAGATTAGTATATCCTGAATTATATCATTCCAATGATTTGTATAATACATTTGATGAAGCGTGTGGTTTGGTTGAAAACATATTAGAAAATTGGGATAGTAAATTGGGTTATTTTGATGGTGATGATACGATGACTTTTCATAGTTGTTTTAAAAAATGGTTTAGGAGTTAGAATGGGTAAGATAGGTAATTTTAGATATTTTCCATCATTTTCAGTTGGTGGGTTTGGTGACCAATTAAGAAAAGACTTTAAATTTAAAAGTGGGTTTCCTTGTAGATTTTATTCAGAAGAATTTCCAAGTAAATTTAGACACACCGATTTTTTAATTTCGGCTGGCCACTTCATAAAAAATAATCCTAACCTATATGACCAACATGGATTTACTACCAAGAATTTGGTAATGGGCGATTCAGGTGGGTTTCAAATAGCTTCAGGTGCTCTTAAATGGAATAAAGATATAACACCAAAATCTTTTGAGTGGTTGGAACACAATTCGGATATATCTATGAACTTGGATATCCCACCACGATTAAAGTATGAGGGTAAGTTTCAAGAATGTTTAGAGATAAGTATAGAAAACTTTAAATACTTTGCTGACCACCAAACAGGTAAAACAGAATTCTTAAATGTAATACAAGGTAATAACAGAGAAGAATATAAGAAGTGGTATGATGAGGTAAAACAATTCCCATTTCAAGGTTGGGCGATTGGTGGTGCTTCAGGCAATCCATATAGATTTGCAAGTGGGTTGTGTGCTTTATTAATGGGTAAAGAACATTTGGATGTTACTAAAAAAACATTACACGTTTTAGGTACATCAAGGATAAAAGATTTATATATCTTGGTACAATTACAAAAGTCATTAGAAGAAGTTGGTTCTAAAATAATGGTAACTACTGACAGCTCATCACCTGATAGGGCTGTTGTGTTTGGTACATATTATTCTGGCTATAGTATGAAGAGAGCTTCTTGGGAAGGTATAGGATTTCCAAATGTAGCTAACCATGCAGACTTAGTTAATGATTTTGTTACTTTAAAAAATCCATCATTTCCAATTATAAATGAGTTTGATGTTGAATTAGCTAAACACGTTAATTTTACTGATATAGAAGATGGTCATGCATATACAACAGGAATGAGATTACATAACTTTTATTTATTTAAAGATGTAATTGATAAAATTGAATCAATTGTATATAGTCACGATTATATACTTGAGCAAACGGTATCTACTGATTTATATAATATATTACATTCCATTGATGAAATGGTCAAGAGTGATAATCCAAATACAGTATTTGAAAAATATAGTCACTTGTATACCAAGTTAAGTAATACAAAGAATCAATCACAAATAAAAACACATTCATTTTTTTAATAGGAGAAAATATGATACAATTTACACCAGAACAAATACAAGACAATTGGAAAGAGTTAATACAACTCATTGAAGATACGTTTGAGGGCGAACGTCAAGATAAGTTGCTTAAAATGTATAACCATTTTGAAGATAGGATGTGCGTAGCTCCAGCTTCAGGAACAGAACATTTTCATCTATGTACACCAGGTGGTTATGTTAGACATATTTTAAATATAGTACATTTTAGTTTAGCGTTCCACAAGACTTGGAAAGATAGTGGGGCTATAGTCGATGACTATACACTTGAAGAACTTACCTTTGCTGCTATACATCACGACTTAGGAAAAGTTGGTGATATGGAACAAGACTATTATATACCAAACGAGTCTGAATGGCATGTAAAAAATCAAGGTAAGTATTATATCAATAATCCTGAATTACAATTTATGACACCACCAGATAGAGGTATTTGGATATTAAATCAGTTTGGTATAAAGATGTCTGTGAATGAAATGATTGGAATTAAATTAACTGATGGTATGTATGATGAAGGTAATATTCAATATCTTAAATCATATGCTCCTGAAAAGAAATTAAAGACTAACATGCCGTTAATACTACATCAAGCTGATATGGCGACAACTCGTATTGAATATGAAGATTGGATACGGGATAATAATAAAGAAGAAATAAAAGTTCAAGGTAGGGTTGAGAATATTAAGAAAGCAGTTACTATGGATGAAACATCAGAACAACTTACACAAAAGTCCAAAGATTTATTTGATGAACTTTTTGGAGATAAGTAATGTATTTAGAAATAAGTCTCGGAGTAATATCAGTTCTATTCATAACTTCATGTTATGTAATGTGGAATCTAATGCGAAAAACAGAATTGTTAGAAACTTGGGTTGAAAGTTTTACACAGATGATACACACCGTAAACCAAGAATTAAAACAAATAGATGCCAGAGGAAGTTTTGAGTCTGATGATGAAACTGGTGCAATTTTTAAACAAATACAAGAAGCAGTTAAACAACTAGAAAGTTATAAAGGGGAAGAACAATAATGAATGTAACCACCGCGTCAGGTTCAGTTAAACTAAAGTCGATGTTAAAGAAACCGAGAAAGAAGAAAAGTAAAATTTACTTCGGAACACCAGTTCAAGAAGCTATTATTAGATATAATGCTAATACGAACAAACCAGCTATTCAGAATAAGATATATAGGGAACACATACAATTTGCGTTTAGTAAGTTAGCTGAAAATCTTATTCATACTTTTAAGTTTTATTATTTTGATTATCCGATTGATGAAGTTAAAAACGAAGTTGTTGCTTTCTTGGTTATGCAGATGGGGAAATATCAACCAGACAAGGGAAGAGCTTTTTCATACTTCTCTGTTGTAGGTAAAAATTGGTTAATTCTTCATAATAATAATAATTATAAAAAGATGAAAATCCACGACCAACTAACGGTGTTAGATTATAAAAGAAATTTAAATTCTGAAACTTCTACAGATGAGAATGATGAATTTAATATGGAATTTGTTGTTCAAATGCTAGACTATTGGGATAACAACATAACAAATATTTTCCGTAGACAAAAAGATATACTTGTTGCTGATTCTGTTTTAGAATTATTCCGTAGGAGAGCCAATATAGAAAACTTCAATAAGAAAGCTCTTTATATTATGATTCGTGAGATGACGGGTTCTAACACCCAACATATTACGAGAGTAATAAATCAAATGAAAAATTATTACGCTAATATGGTTACAGAATTTCAAGTAAATGGTAAGATAGATACTTCCAATACAGGTTCTATTTTTTAAAATATAGTTATGGGATATGGGGCTGTAGCTCAGTTGGGAGAGCAACGCACTTGCACTGCGTAGGTCGCAGGTTCGATCCCTGTCAGCTCCACATAATAAAAAAAGGGGAACATATAGCTCCCCTTTTTTTGTGCCCAATAGTGTAGGACTATTGAACGATCTCGTACCTACTTACGAAATAAACCCACCAACACCAATAAGGCTACTAGCCCAGCAAATCCGGACTGTCCGAATTGGTTTATAATTGATGTTAGGTTACCAATAACTTTGACGCCAAAGATACCGCTTCCAAAGATTACTTCAGATACAGCACCTATAGCAACAAAAGACATCATTAGATGAGCTAAGTCATCTACGTATCCTTTTACCATTGTTATGATTTCCTTCATGGTTATCTCCCGTTAGTTATGAAAAAAGGGTAAAAAACGCCCTCACTAATAATTATATGTGTATTAAATAATATATGCTGATATATATTTATATATTGGAATTTTAGGTTATTTTATATTTATATATGAATCAAATATTGGGTAAACAATGAGCATAGACTACGAACTTTTCGAAGGTAAATCACTATCGTCACTTTTTGAGGATATTTACAAGAATACAGAATACAATAGAAAACAACTTGACGTTTTAACTAGAGAACTTACTAAATTTATCAAGGATGGGGATACCGCTGTACAGATAGTTCCAATGATAAAAGAATATCTTGAAATTAATGTTAAGAATGATGACCAACTTGTTAAGTTAGCTGGTATTGTTCAACGACTTATTTCTGCAGAAAGTAGAGTTGGTGCAGAAGATGAGTATGGACTCTCCGATGAAGAAAAACAACAACTACTTTCCGGTATAGAAAATACTATAAAAGATATACAAATAGAATCAGACAATATACACAATAAGATTGAAAAAGATATCAAGGTAAATTAAATGGCATATTGGCGTAAAAAACGAACAGACGTAACTACAAAAATACCATTTCCTCGCGTACCTACTCCTGCTCAAATAAGTTCTTATATAAAAAAAGTTATTAGAGCAGCTCGTGGTGAATTTTATGAAATGGAAGCTCTTGAAGTTACTAAAACATTGTTAGATACCTGGGGACAAGGAGCTATATTAGGTACTTTCATAAACAATCCAGACCAAGAAATATTAGGTGAAGGAATCTTACCATTATTTCCAAATATAAAACATATTCCATTAATAGGTGAACACGTTGCTGTAGTAGAGTTCAATGAACAACATTATTACTTTGGTGTTATAAATAGAAAACATTCAATCAATGAAAATTCTATACCTGGCATTGCAACCACCAGCCGAAAAAGATATTCAGGGGTTAAATATGGTAAAACTTTTACCCGTATGGATATTAGACCACCTGATGTGAATGAAGGTGAAATAGTTTATAGTGGTAGATTTGGTCAATCAATTAAATTTGGTTGTAATCCAGAAACTAATAAACCTATTATTAAAATATCTTGTGGTCAAGTAAAGTTAAGTGAAGAACAAAAGAATGAAAAATATGGTACACCACTAAAACAAAACATAGAACTTGATGGTTCATCTATTTATTTAGTAGATAGTGGTTTACCATATGATGCTACAACTAATATAGAAACATTTGATGGAGAACAGGTTACTGACGAGTCTCCTAAAATATTGATAAAATCTGGTCAAATATATATGAGTGCGAAAGGTGCACGGCCGTTGATTAGATTCAGAGTACCAGCTGGCCAACTAAATATTGATGCATATAATTTTTATACAGAAAATGAAATTATTAAAATAGGTGGTAGGGCCGGTAATGTTAATTTACAACCAATAGTTAAAGGTGATGATTTGAAAACATTTTTAACTGAACTTGTTGATGAGATGTTATCAGATATAAATGCAACATATGAAAAATCTGCAACTTTAGCTGTCGCGACAACAGGAATGATACCAAGTATAGCTCCTTTTAAAGTTGGTATAGAAGCTATAAAAATAAAACTAAAAACAAAAATAAACACCGCTAAAATTTTAAGTGAGTATGTAGAAGCAACATAGGAGTAATTATGAATAAGAAACAGTTTATGAAAATAATAACAGAAGTAGTACGTATAGAAGTACAAAAAGAAGTAAAAAAGATATTTATAAAAGAAGAAACTTCTCCACAATTAACTGATATACTTGAGGCGGTTTCAGAACCAAAAGAAGAAATTCAATATACTAAAAATAAAAGTTTAAACGATGTTTTAAACGAAACTGTTGGACTTAGTAAATCTCAAAAAGAATCTGCAGAATATCCAACTTTAGGTGGTAAAGCTTTTGATACGTCAAGAATGTCTGAAATGTTGGGGTACGGTAAATCGGATGAAATGAAAAGAGATATGGTAGCAGTTGATACGATTAAAAAAGCTGGTAAGTCGATTGATCAAGTTCCAGAATACGTAACAAGTGCATTAACAAGAGATTATAGTGGTTTAATGAAAACTATGAATAAGAAGAAGGGGGGGTAATGGATGTCAAGTGCACGAGAGACTGATTTAAATCCAAGAACATATGTCGGACTATCCTTTCCATTAAGGGCGGATAATAACAATGATTTTGCTTTGACTAAAACTTCATTACAACAATCTGAACATAATTTAAAAAATCTATTACTAACTTATCCAGGTGAAAGACTTGCCCAACCTGAGTTTGGTAGTAGGTTAAGAGCTCTATGCTTTGAGCCAGATGATAACAACTTACCTGGTAAATTAGAACAAGAAGTTGTGAGAGCAGTGAAACAATGGTTACCTTACATAAACATACTATCAGTTGATACCTTAACTGATGCTGCAGATACACATAAAATATTTGTAACAATATCATATAATACTATTCTCAATGCTGATACTATGAATTCAATAACATTAGATGCAGGCTATACAGCTACAACTTATTAATAGGAATTAAAATGGCACGTACAAGTGTAAAAAAAGATGTAGTAAAAACAGTAAATTATCTTAATAAAGATTTTAATGACTTTAGAAATAATTTGATTGAATTTGCTAAACAATATTTTCCAAATACATATAATGATTTTAATGAAGCTTCACCAGGTATGATGTTTATTGAAATGGCGGCGTATGTAGGTGATGTTCTTTCGTATTACATAGATTCACAATTTAAAGAATCTTTATTAGCGTATGCTGAAGAAAAACAAAATGTTTATAACATAGCTCAATCATTTGGTTACAAACCAAGAACCACTTCAGCAGCTGATGTTGTTTTGGATGTATTCCAAACTGTACCTGCACTAAACGATAATGCTGATTATAGATATGCACTTAATATAACTGCTGGAACTACTATAAACGCAGCATCCAATGGAACTGTTTTTCGTACTTTAGAAGATTGTAATTTTAAATCTTCCGATTTATCTAATCAGATAGAAGAATCTATATTTGAAACTGATAGTGGTGTTCCAACTAAATTTTTATTAAAGAAACAAGTTAAGGCACAAAGTGGGACAATAGTAACAGAGTATTTTAGTTTTAGTTCTGCAGAAAAGTATTCACAAATAAAATTATCAAATGTGGATGTTATAGAAATAATATCATGTATAGATAGTGATGGGAATACATGGTATGAAGTAGATTCTTTAGCAAGAGATACAATTTTTGAAGATATGGAAAATAATATAGATAACGATCCTGTTTCTGCAGCGGATGGACAAACTGCACCTTATATTTTAAAATTGAAAAAAACATCTCGTAGATTTACAACATTTATAGATGGGAATGATAAAATAGTTTTGAGATTTGGCGCTGGGATATCTGATAACCCGGACGAAGAAATTATACCAAATCCAACTAGTGTTGGTTCTAATTTACCAGGTAGTCCAACTTATCTAACCACCGCATTTGATCCAAGTAATTTTCTTAAAACAAGAACATTTGGTTTAGCACCATCTAATACAACTCTTAGTATACAGTATGCGTATGGTGGTGGTTTAGATGATAATGTAAATTCTGGGGATATTACTGATATAACGAATATTGGTTATGAAATAAATGATGCTATATTATCATCAACATTAGTTCAAGAATCAAAAGACTCTGTTGCTTTTTCAAATCCAACACCCGCCAGAGGTGGTACAGCTGGACAGACCGTTAGAGAGGTTAGAGAGAGTGCTTTAGCACATTTTCAAGCACAACAAAGAGTGGTTACAAAAGAAGATTATATTGTTAGAGCTTATTCATTACCAGCAAAATATGGAGCTCTTTCTAAAGTACATTTTGTACAAGATGACCAATTAAATAAATCATCTGTAACTGAGGATTTGGAAAGAACGATAACTGAAACTGATATAGGTTCTACTATTTTATCTTTACAAACTGGAAGAATACCAAATCCACTTGCTATGAATATGTATACACTTGGTTATGATTCTAGTAAAAAACTAACCACGTTAAGTGATACCGTAAAAAATAATTTAAAAACATATATATCTCAATTTAGAATGGTTACTGATGCGGTCAATATAAAAGACGCATATATTATTAATATAGGAATAGATTTTGGAATATTGACAAAAGTTGGATTTAATAAACAAGATGTACTTTTAAGATGTGTTACAGTAGTAAAGGATTTCTTTGATATTGATAGATGGCAGATTGGTCAACCAGTAGTTTTATCTGATATAGCTTATGAGTTATCTTTGGTTGATGGTGTTGCTACAGTCGTTCCACCAGCAAATAATAATCCAAATAATTTACCAATAGTGGCTACTAACAAATATAGTGTAGCAGATGGTTATTCAGGAAATTTTTATGACATAACCAGTGCTTTACGAGAGGGTGTCTTGTATCCATCATTAGATCCAAGTATTTTTGAAATCAAATATCCTAATACTGATATAAGGGGTAAAGTACTTGGTGATAATTTAGGTGTGGGGGTATAGATAAATGCATTATTTTACATTCGGTGAAAAAGATTCAACCATATATCAAGTTAGTGGTAGTATGAATAGTGGTTTAGATGAGATATTAGAAATCAGAAAAGATGTTAGTGATACTGGTGATGTAGTAAATGTATCTCGGATATTAGTACAATTTGATTTGAGTACTATATCACAATCTATACACAATGATATTATAACCAACCCTAAATTCTTTTTAAATTTATATGATGCAAAACCAACATCCTTAGCAACTTCTCAGAGTTTATATGCTTATCCAGTTAGTCAATCTTGGACTATGGGTGATGCTCGGTCTTATGATAATCCAGTTGTTGAAGAAGGAAGTAGTTGGTATTACAAAGATGGTTCAACTGATGGTACGTTATGGGGGCCTGCGTATTCTGGTTCAAATACAGTAAGTGCTTCTGGTGGTTCTTGGGTTAGTGGAAGTGGATATGAAGGTGAACTTAAATTTACTCACAAAAGTAGTGACTTTAGAATGGATGTAACAGATATTGTAAATAAGTGGTTAGATGCAGAAGATACGTTGACCAATTATGGATTTATGGTAAAGAGAGATGGTACTGTTGGGAATACTATTACTGCATCCAATGATGAAGGTAGTACAGATAAGTTAGGTAACTTTTCATTCTTTTCATCAGACACACATACTAAATATCCGCCTACATTAGAAACTGTATGGTACGATTCCAAATGGGATACTGGTTCACTCGATCCAC